TCCGCTCTGGAATTCCTGAATCATGATTATGGTGCTTCTGGTAACATTCTGGAAGGTAACGTCATCCGGCTGGCTGGCTTTGACATCATCGAATGCCCGCATCTGACTCGTGGTGGTGATGACAGTGCAAATGTCATTCAGGGCAAGGGTCATGACTTCCCGACTACTTATAAGGATAAGCATCCTATTGTAATCTGTCATAAGACCAGCACAGGTGTACTGCGTCTGAAAGACCTGTCCATGGAAAATGCTCGCCGTCCTGAATTCCAGGCTGACCAGTTCATTGCCAAGATGGCCGTTGGTATTGGTGGTCTGCGTCCTGAATCCAGCTTCCTGGGCATTGTGAATAACGCTGGTTAATTTTTGTTTTGTTGTGGGGTAGGCCTTCGTGCTTGCCCCTTTTATTCTATGTAAAAGGAGAAAGATATGTTAGGAACTTTGTCCGAATTGGACGCAATCAATATTATCTTGTCTTCTGTAGGTAGTGACCCTGTAAACAATATTGATGATGAAGCTGATGTAGATATTGCAAATGCAAAGAACCTCTTAGAGCAAACTTCCAGAAATGTGCAGCGTAAAGGTTGGGACTTCAATACCTATACGTACACGTTGCAACCTGATGTCTACACAAAGAAAATCCTGTGGGACAATCGCATTGTGAAATTCAAATCAACTGATGGAAATACATATGTCAAACGTGGCAATTATTTTTATGATATGACCAATCAGACTTTTGAATTCGAAGATGCAATTGAACTTACTGCTATTCTGGCATTGGATTTTGATGACCTGCCAGATTGCTTTAAGAATTACATTGCAGCTCGTGCAGCTATTGATTTTCAATCTCGATACTTTGGAGACCAACAAGTATCTTCTGACCTGCAATACAATATGCAGGAAGCTTATCAGGATATTGTCCAGTATGACATGGATATGGGTAGTTACAATATGTTGAATCTGACGAATGTATCTTCTGTATTGGAGAGAACATAATGCTTATCTCACAGAATGTCAAGAACATTATTGCAGGTATCAGTCAGCAGCCACCTCTGTTACGTTTGCCGGAACAGTTGGAAGAACAAGTCAATGGTTATTCCTCTGAATCCTCTGGTCTTCTGAAGCGCTTTCCTACAGTGTATGTGCAAACACTAATGGGTGCAATCAAGCAGGACGCAAAACCTTTGGTGCATTTTGTGAATCGTGATGCTTCTGAAAAATACATCATGTATTTCTTTAATAATACACTACGTATCTTTGATATTCAGGGGGATGAAAAGCGGGTCAAGATAGCAAATGATATTGACTATCTGAAGACTTCGAATCCTCGAAAAGACCTACGGATTATTACTGTTGCTGATTATACTTTTATTGTAAATACTTCCGTGAAAGTACAGATGACCACCAAAAAGTCTCCCAATTACTTTAAGACACAAGGGAGTCTGGTACATATCAAGTCGGGTCAGTATGGCAGAACATACAAGGTCTTTGTGGATGGAAATCAAAAGGCTTCCTTTACTACTCCTGATGGTTCTAAGAGTGAACACACGGCACAGATTGATACTAATTACATTACCAATCAACTGGCAACCCAGTTGCGGAAGAATGGTTATACAGTAGATACAGGGAACTCCTGGCTTCGTATTCAAAATGTGACGAATGTGACCACACAGGATGGCTTCAATAATCTAGGTCTATTGGCGGTAAATGGCAGTGTCCAGAAGTTCAGCTTATTGCCTGTAACTGCCCCGGATAACTACTGTGTCAAGGTCAGAAACTCTACTTCAGATGATGCTACATCTGGTGCTTACTATTGTAAATATAGTAGTAGCTCAAAGGTGTGGGAAGAGTGTGCCTGTCCTGATATTCTTACTGAGATTGACCCAGCAACAATGCCCCATACTCTAGTACGTGAATCTCTGGATTCCTTTGAGTTTCGTCGGGTGGAATGGAAAGAGCGAGAATGTGGAGATGATGACAGTAACCCAGAGCCTTCTTTCATTGGGAAGACCATCAATGATATTTTCTTCTATAGGAACCGTTTAGGTTTTCTGTCTCAGGAAAATGTAATCCTGTCTGAGAGTGCAGAATATTTCAACTTCTGGATGACGACGGCTAATGACATCTTAGATACTGACTGCATTGATATTTCTACTACAACAACTCGTATCAACATCTTGAATTACGCAGTGCCTTTCAATGAGACCTTGTACATCTTCAGTGATTCTACGCAGTTCAAACTGGTATCTGATACTGCTTTGTCTCCTAAGAATGTCGCTCTGGTTGACGTAACGAACTTTGATAGCTCTCCTGACTGTCGACCTGTGGTGTCTGGTAAGAATTTATATTTCCCTGTGGAACGAGCAGAGTATACTAGTATCCGTGAATATTACAACGTTGAATCTATCTCGGATGTAAAGAACGCACAGGACATTACGTCTCATGTGCCTTCTTATATCCCTAATGGTGTCTATCAGACTATCTCTCAGAACAACGAAAACATTCTATTATTTCTGACGGATGGAGACCCCAACAGTATTTATGTCTACAAGTATCTCTTTGTGAATGAACAGAGACTTCAGGCATCATGGAGTAAATGGGATATGCATGGGCGTGTCTTAGGTGCTTTCTTTGTTGGGTCTACCTTGTATCTGGTTGTCAACAGAGGGGATAAGCATCTGCTTGAGAAGATGGATTTCACGTATGCCACAAAGGATTTTGAAGGTCATGAGCCTTATCGTGTTTATCTGGATTCTAAAGTCATCTCTAGGGATGGTACCTATGATGAAGAGACGCATAAGACCACCTTTGATTTATTCAAAATATGGAAAGTTACAGATGTCTCTGATATTGAATCTGTGGGCATTGTGACACCTGATGGTACTTATGAAGAGGTTTCTAAGGAAGCCTTTGATACTCTTGATAATTCGTATTCTCACATTAGTATTCTTGGTGACTATTCCGGCAAAGATGTAGTCATTGGAATTCCTTATGGGTTCAAAGCTACTTTGTCTCCTTTATATATGAGACAAGCAACCAATGATGGAGGTGTCAAGGTAATTACGAATGGCAGATTGCAAGTACGTGACATCCGTCTGAACTATGCGGATACGGGTGGTTTCAAGGTTTACGTAAAGGTTTCTGGGCGTTCATTGCGGACTTATACAATGACCTCTAAAATCCTCGGCCACTCTGTCTTGGGTGAAATCTCTTTCGTATCTGGGACTTTCAGAGTACCTATTCAAAGTTTGAATACAAGTTATAAAGTGTGGATAAGCTCCACCCTTCCGTTACCTCTGTCCCTCATTGGGTACTTGTGGTATGGGAATTATATTGCTAAGACAAGAGGAGTGTGATTCTATGGGTGCTGTTGGCGCTGTGGCATCTATGATGGTGCAGACCTACTCGCAGAATAGAAGCCTTATTAAGCAAGGGGAAGCAAACAGGAAGACTGCACAGAGTTATGTCCGCTCTATGAATTACAGTCTTCAGAATCTGGAAAGACAGAGACAGGATGCTTTTGAAGCTACTGTGGATGAAATGGAAAAGGTGAACCTTCAGGGGCAGCGAATGGCATCTGGTGTCAATAATGCAGTCAATGAAGGTATGATGGGTGGTGGTAGGACAGCTGGTTTGCTGAAGCGTAATGCACAAGCCGATGTAACTAGGACTATCAACTCCATCCAAGCCAACTACACGAAGAAGCGAAATGAGATTGATGTCAATAAGGAAGCAACTGTTCTGGATACAAAGAATGCCATCAGCTCCATTCAGGATGTCCAGAAGCCTTCTCTGCTTGGCACCCTGTTCAACCTGGGGGCTGCCTATGTGGGTGGCCTTGAAGCTGCTGAACAAATCAAACTCATTCAGCAGAAGGCAGGAGTGGGGGTGTCTACTCCCTCTCAGAGCACATCGAATCCCCTGTCTCTTTCTGGTCTTCTGGGGGCAGCTCCTATGAGTTTCATGCCAAAAGTCCCCACTGGCAACTATTCTGTAAATACAACATATGATGACCTGTTTGGCAATACCAATTACAAGACAGGTCTTTTCTATAATCAAAACATGTTCGGCAATTGGAAGAGTTAAGGTAGGTGGTATAAGTGCCGACAACCATTAGTAATGCTGTGGAAACGCAGCAGCAGTTTTCCCCCAAACCTGATGCCACCTATCAAGGTCAGTATAAAGGCATCTCTGGGGTGACGTATCAATCTTCTGGGGCAACTAGAGATATGGAGTTGTCCCAGAGTATGCTGAGGTTGAATGATGCTTTAAGTGGCTACATGGTGAACCACGAGAAGTATAAGGATGAAATGGGTCATATTCAAGCAGAGCGCATGATTAACTCCGAGTCTCCTCAAGACATCTTAAAGCTCAATGCCTTGGATGCAGCTCAACAATATGGTTATGCAGATGCAACAGCCAACCCTTATTTTCAAGCCTATGCTGAAAAAATGCGGGGTGGCTTTGCTGCTGCCCGCATGAAGCAAGATTATGACCAGACATATTCCATGGCTCCTGCTAAAAGTCTGGCAGAAGAATCCCAACGATATAACAAGTTTGCTTCTGATTGGAAAGCTAACAATCTGTCTGGGAATAATGCTCCAGGCAACCCTGTGGCTTTCAATGATGGTTATGATGAAAGTCAATTGGTCAATGTGAATACCTTAGCAACTGACTGGGTTAAGACGAAGCACAAGGAAGATATTATTGATACTGTTGCTTCCACCAAAAGCAAACTGGGGCAACTCATTGTCAACTCTAAGGAAATCTTGAGTAAGAATGGTGCCATGACTTCCATGGTGCAATCTGTCATGAACGAATACAGGTTGATGGGTGTTCCTTTGGAATACCGGATGCAAATCATGGAAAATTTTGCACAGGAACTGTTGACGACAGGTCACATGGATGGCAAGCGCTTTGAGCAAATGGCGCAGAAGATTGTTGTCCAGACAGGGATGGATGGTACGAAGACCACTTTGGATAAGGTGCTGGATATGCAGACCTATAAGACCATGGCAGCTAAGTATAATGCAGAGTACAACTATACTGAAAAGTTCAAATGGGCTGACGCTATGATTGCCAAAGGTGACATTAAGTTTGCCGCACAAGATATTGATGCTTCTGACCCTGAAACACGCATGTGGAAGAAACCTATGCTGGGATATGTTCAGTCGAAGATTGAAGAAGCAAAGCGTAAAAAAGAAGCAAATCTAAAAGCAAGCCTGAAAAAAAGCCTGAAGGCTGGCGGTGGCAAATCGGATGCCAATAAACTTGTCTCTGCCGCTGACATGAATACTCTTATGGATGCATGGGTGGAAAACAATGCTGACCACTGGAACGATACACCTATCACACAATTTAAGGTTGATGACAAAACTTTCAATGAAGTCTACATGGCACGACTCAAAGAGTACATCAAGAATGGTGACACAGATAAATTCTATCGCCTGATGGATATGCCACAAGGTAAAGACCACATGGAATCTGTCAAGCGGAACATTGAATCTATGTTCAATCTGCTTCATCAGACTCCCGATGATAAATCTTATCAGTGGGCAACAAACATTGATTCCTTGCCTGAACTGAATAACCTTATTACTATGCTGGCTTCTGACCCCCAGCGACTGACAGCCCGTCTGGGTTCCAGTCTGGGTGCAAAAGCAACCGTCTTGAGTGACCTGTTCACGATGTATGGTTTTGATAACAGAGATGCAGCCATCTGGCACTTTGCAGGTTACATTAATGCAAAGCAGGAAGATAAGGATGCCTTTGAGCAATCCTTTGATAATGGCGGCTACATTGACAAAGGTATTGATGGTATCTCCCGCATGAACTCCAATGGCAGCGTAACTGATGGCATGGTGTTGAGCAGTGAGACAAACCAGAACTGGGTGTCTTATGCAAAAGATTTATACGTTGCTCAACGCTGTATTGGGAACAATGCAGAAAACGCCTGGAACGCTGTTGTGGATACCTTGAAGAATAATTTCTATGCCTACCACAATGGTATTTATCCGAAGGCACTTGCGAACAATATGGGTACAGAAGATGATGACCTTTATTTTACTAAAGGTATGGAAACAGGTATCTATACGGCGGCTGGTGATACGGACGGAGACAGGGTTGACCTGCAATATAATCCGAATACGCAAACCTTCATGTTTCGGAGTATCCTCTCTGGTGGAGTGTCTTATATGACCGTGAACGAAATTCGTGAAGCAGGCAAGGAAAAGTACAAGAATGACGTTGAAGAAGCTGAAAAGCAGAAGCAACAGCAAGCAGAAAATAATACTACGATGACTGCTGATGATTTCAATGATGCGCGGGATGCAGAAGATGAAGCAGAAGACACGACAGAAACTTACAAGCAGGAAGAGGAAGACTTCCAGAATCCTGAAGCGCCTGCTATTGATATTCCAGGGAAGGTAGCAAGTGCTGCTGAATATCTCTGGAATAAATGGAAAAATGGTTGACAATAAAATGAGGAGTGTGCCTGAATGTCAATGTCTTTATATCAAATAGCAAAGTATGCAGCAGATTACAATGATGTCCCTGTAGGTATCGTTCAGGCACAACTGGCTCATGAGTCCGCTCATGGCACCAGTGAGGTTGCCCGATTACAACATAACTATGGGGGTCTTACTGAATGGGAAGATGGCTCTGATGAGGAATATCATACGTTTGCTTCCGATGAAGATTTTGCTGATTACTATGCGAAATACTTGTCTAAGTATGGTGTGCAAGGAGTGAGAGACCCCAGAACCTTCGTTCACCTTTTAAAAGAGGGTGGATACTTCGGGGATGATGAAGAGACCTATGCAGGTAGTGTAGAAAGCATGTATAACACATGGGGTGATGCAGGCGACCCAGATGATGGGGCTAATCCGTCTGATTCCGATGATTCCGATAGCGGCGCCACAGATGATGGTATTTCATCTACAGGGCTGGATGCCAACTACATCATGGCAAATACTGATGACCAAAATGTGACGAATACGGAGCGTATGAGACCTGAGTCTTTGCATGGTGCAAATCTGATTGGTAAGTGGGCTAAAGAACTTGGTCTTACCGCTACCCTTACTGGGGGTGCTGAATATGGTGTTCATGCTTCTGGTGAATATTCTCATGAAAATGGTTATAAAGGTGACTTTGTAATCAATGGTGTTGAGGGCGGAACCAAAGCAGGAGACATGCTGATTAATTTCGCCCATGAGCATGGCTGGTCTATTAACTGGGAAGATGACCATTGGGATATTGATTTCTCTGGTCATGACAGCAGAGACCAACAGTCTGGGCCTTTGTCGAAACTTAAAGGGAATGGTGCTAACAGCCTGCTGGGTGACACAGTTGCCAATGGGATGCAGGGGGCTATGTATAATCAATGGTCTCGCTTCTTCCCACAGCAAGACCCTGCACATCAGGAATATAAGCAGCCCAGTATTTGGGGTCTTATGGCCAGCAATTTCTGGGATGAATTATCTTCTACAGGTACTGGACAAATGCTTTCCTATTTATATGGGAATTTATTTGCATCGGATACCCCATTCACCAGATATTCTCATAATAATACTTATAGAATTACTGATGATGATGTAAAGTTGGTCAAAGAAGCACTTCCAGGTGATAAGGATGCCCAGAACTTCATCTTGACCTATGCTCACGATAGAACCAACATGATGTATCTGCTTCGGAGAAAACAAGCAGAGAACAAGCGACAGGAAGAGTTGGAACGTTGGCGGGAGTCTAATGCCTTCACCCTGAAAGACTGGATGGTACGGTTGGCAGGTGGTGTAGGAACAGTCTTAGACCCTGTGAATTTGATTCCTCTGGGTGAAGCTGCTGCTGGTGTCAAGATGGCTACAAGATTGAAAGGGGCTATCACCAATGTGGCAAAAGCAAAGACGATTGCTTCTTATGCAGCTGAAATGGGCGCAAAGCAGGTCTTGGTCAATGGCTTTGATGATAAGCTGAAGGAAACCTTTAGTGACCAAAAGCCTAACTATGCTTTAAATGCTGCTGTTGCTTTTGCTGGTGGTGCTATCTCTGGCGCTTTTGGTGGGGTTAGACAGTGGAGAAAGTTGTCCGCTGAAGCCCAAAAGGTTGTACAGACTGCTGAAAAGGTCGAGACTGACAGTATGCTCAAAGCGGCTGATGCTTATACGGATAGTGAACTGAAGAAGATTCGAAATGAAACCTTTGAGGAAGCTATGAAGTACCATGATGCTAAATGGGCAGCTGAAGCACGGAAACGCAGCAAGGTCTTTGCAGCTTTGGATGACAGTCATCGTGTTGTCGCTGTCAGTCGGGACGATGCTAAGAATCTCGTGGAGAAACTTACAGGCAAGGACTTGCCGGATTATGTCAATGCTTTTCATGTCCCCAATGAAGACTATACACTTCTGATTAAGGACAGCAAGAAAGCTACAGCAAATCTGGATAAGTTGCTGGCACATGAAAGTATGCATGGTAGCATCAGAGATTTCTTGGGTGAGAAGCGATACCAGAAGGTTCTTAAAGGAATCCAAAAGGATTTCGAAAGGGGCAAAGAGGATATTGTCTCTGCTGCCAGAAAAGCGGGGACAACTGACCCCGAAGAAATCTTAGGGCAGCTGATTGAAGACGGGTCTCTGTCTAAGACCTATAGCAAGAGTATTGTTGGAAGTGTTCAAAGTGCAGTTAACAATAACTTGCATAAACTGGGTTTTAAAAAGAACCTGTTGAGTAAAGATGAAGTCATGGACATCATTCAGGCAGACTGGAAGAAACGAGGGAAAGAACCCTTGAAGGACTTGATTTATTTGAATGATGATGGTTCTACTATCTTTGCTGGTATCAAGTTCTCTAAAGATAATATCTTGAACCCTGAGAACATTGCTCAAGCAACTGCTTATGAAGCTCCACTGATTGAAGCTGCAAGACCCAATACACTTAAAAGGACCTTAATGAAGTTTGGCCCCTTGAAGACCTATTTCACGGAAGGTGCTACTTCTCTGTCTAAGACGATGCGGAAGTATACTTCTATGATTTATAAGGATGCCAGTGGTGGTAGTCTTGTTGGGAAGCTGAGGAACAGCATGACGATGGAAGCCCATAAGCAGAACATTATGAATCAGCTTAATAATTTTGTTCCTGAATACTGGAAAGCCAGAGATTCTTTCATTGGAAAGTTCAAGCAGTTGACCAGCAATGAAGCTCGCTATGAGTTTGATGAAATGGTTATGCGCTATTATAATGCTATCAATGCTGGGAACACAGCAGGCTTTGCTATGTCAGAAGTCCCTGAAGAAGTGAAGGTGGCTGCTAATGTAATCAAAAGGTTACGAGAAAGCATATTGGAGCTGGGTAAGAGGTCTTCTTCTATGGTTGGCTCTAAGAACGCCAATCTGGTGGATAAAGCTTGGTATCCAGTAGATGATGAAATCTGGAGAACGATTGACCCAGATAAACTAAATGCTTTTATCAAGACTTTTGTCACTAATCACACTGCAACTGCTGAAAAACAGATGCATGACTTTTTGTCGAAGTACATTGATACTTTCGTTAAAAGGGATATCATTAAAGAACGTATCGTAAGAGATAATAAAGTTCTACTGTCTAAGTCAATGAATAAAAAGATGACTGAAGACTTCTTGAAGAAGCACCCTATAAATGTCAAGGATGTTTCTGATGAAATGGCAGAAGCATGGCTGAATAAGCATAAAGAAGGCGCTATCAACGAGTGGTTACATGGTGGTAGAGACCTGACAGATGCTGTCAAAGATAACCCAAATGTAGGCAGACTTAGCCCCTTTCAGTCTCGTATTCCTCTGGATACTTCGGGTGTCCTTCAGTATGAATATGCTGGTAAGAAGGTAGACTTCTCTTTTGACAATACCCTTCGTAAATACAAGATGGATGATGCAATGGGTGGAAGCATCAACAGATTCGCTGGTGAAGCTGCTATGCAAGCTGTCTTTGCTGATGACAAGATGTACAGCAGGGTTATGAAGAAGATTAAAAGGGAACTGGGGGAAGCTTTATCCAATCACCAGATTAATGAGGGTGAAGCTGATTCCATTCTCTATAACTTTGAACATGGCATTTATGATATTCGTGGGTTGAGAGACCCTAATGATAAGCATACTGTTGGAGTAATGGATGGCTTTGTGCATCTTATGCGCGGTCTTGCTTACATGAAGAATGGTGCCAACATGGGATGGAACCAGCTAGGTGAACTGGGTGGTTCTTTAGCCTATGGTGGTGTTGGTCGCTTGTTTGACTTGTTCCCACCTCTGGGCAGATATATAGAACGTATTAGATATGGTGACGAATTCGCAAAGAACCTTATTGAAGACACAAAAGACATCTTTGGTACTGACCTGATGGATAATATCTTCTCTCGTCCTTTTGCTGATTCTTATATGGCTCGAAACTTTGCAAGAAAAGGTGGAGCTGGTGGCGTCTATGATGCTGTTGCAAGGATGGCTGGGATGGCAATCAATCAGGGGAGCCGTTTGACTTCTTTGATGAATATGCTTCCTAAGACAATGGATGTTATGGTGAAGGGGATGCAGCGAGGTCTGGTTACGGACTCTATCAGAGCTGCCAATGGCAAGTGGACAAAGTTCATGACTCTTAGAAATCCCTTCTCTTTGAAGAAGTTGGCTGCTGCGGGTATTACTCCTGCGGATTGGGATGTGATTCAGAATGGTATCAAGAAGTTCACTAAGCTGTCTGATAAGGGTGAAATCCTTGGTCTTAACTGGAGGGCATGGAGGAAAGAAAATCCTGTTGCTTTCTCTCAGTGGTGCAACTGGGTACAACAGGGCGCCGAAAGAGCTATCATTGATGGTTCGAATGTGGGTAACAAATCCATCATGAAAAATGCCAGTCCGTTGACTCAGCTTCTCTTCCAGTTCAAAGACTTCTCCTTGAGGTCTTTCCATGGGCAGACTATGAGAGCCGCTCAGGCACGAGATGTTGATGACTTTATTGCCACTGGTCTGGGTATCCTCACGAATACTGCTACGTGGGCGGCTCGTGGTGCAGCTATGGCTGGTGCTTATGAAGCAGCGGGCTTACATGAGAAAGCTCAGGAAATGAAAGATAGGCTGACAGACCCCACGAACATTGCTCGTGCTGTGGCCACTCGGTCTTCTATTATTGGTACACCCCTTTCCTTTGCAAACGACTGGTATGAATCTTTGTTCAATACTTATTCTATTCGTACAACGGTAGACCAGTCGATGAACACAGATAAGCAGGGAGGACATACGATGGTGTCTTCTCCCACGGATATTGCAGGGCGTATGGTGACGCAGTTGCCTGCTGTCAAAGAAGCACTGAGTCCCTTCTGGGCTATTTATACCGCTAATCAGCAGGGTGGTATGACAGATAAGACAGCTAAGAGATTGATTCAGGCTATGCCTATTCAGAACTGGATTCCCTTTACTGTCATGGAAGAGAAGTTGCTGAAAGAAATGAACCTTCCTACTAAGAAGAAAGGAAAGTCTAACAGAAAGCATGGAGGTTATTAATGGAATTAAAGACTACAGTATTCTATAAAGGCGGGGAAACGACTTATACGTTCCCCTTTGAATACTTACAGAAAAACTTTGTGAAGGTGCGTTATCAAAAACCTGATGCATCTTATGTGAACCTTGAGTATACAAAGGATTACACTGTCACTGAAGACAGAATTACTTTAATGACTGCTGGGAGTGCAGATGATATTATCAATATTTATCGCAGTACCCCAACAGACCGTTTGGTGAAGTATGTGGATGCAAGTATCCTGAAAGCCCACGACATGAACGTGGATGAACTCCAGACCTTGCACATTATGGAAGAACAGACGGACTATTTGACTTCTTATGCATTATTTAAGGCTGACAATGCGAACCGTTGGGATGCCCAGCAGTTACGCTTGACTAACGTGGCTCTCCCTCAGGAACCAACGGATGCGGTGAATAAAGCCTACGTGGATGAATTTGGTGTCACATGGAATCAGAATGTTGCCCAGATGAAGAAGCAGCTGGAAGAACAAGATGCCAAAATCAAGAAGCAGATTGATGACAAGGATGCAGAATGGTCTAAGCAACTGAAAGAGCAAAGTGATGGCTTTGATGCTCTCATTAAGAAGCATGATGATACATTCACAGCTGATATGTCCGCACAGGTAGAACTGGCTAAGAAGTGGGCTGTCTCTGAAGAATCTCCAGATGGAACTGAAGGTGCTAAGAGTGCCAAAACATGGGCAGGAGAAGCTCAAACGTCCGGACAAAGTGCATTAGACAGTGCAACCAAAGCTGTGGCCAGTGCGACTGAAGCTAAGGAGTCTGCTACGCAAGCTGAAGCTTCCAAAGGGGCTGCTAAGACTTCCGAAGTAAATGCTAAGGCAAGTGCAGATGCCGCCGCTCAAAGTGCTCAAGAAGCTTCTGCTGGTCAGATTAATAGTGACTGGAATGAAACTGACAATACCTCTAGGGCATACATTAGGAATAAACCAGATGTAGCCTTAAAAAGTGACCTTGACACTGTAAGTCAATCTATAACAGAGAATATCTTGCCTCGTGTTGATGCCTTAAGTGACTCTATCACCACTAAGAATCTCACTGTCTCTGGTGAGACGTCTGTCCCTACGGCTAACGAGGGTAACTCCAGTAATGCCATTGCAAGCACTGAATTCGTTGCGAAGTCTCTCGCTAAGATGGTCGACTCTGCTCCTGAAACTCTGAATACTCTGAATGAACTTGCTAAGGCATTAGGGAATGACCCTAACTTTGCTACTACGGTAATGGAACTGTTAGCCAAAAAGCTGAACTCTGCTGAAGCTGAAAGTACCTATATCCCCAAAAGTGATATTCCAATTGAAAATTGGGAGAGGAAAGCTGAAGCATATAGCGCTCAAACTAAAAGACCTACTTTTAGATTATGCTCTTCTGCTACTACAAAAACACCTAATAATGGCATAGTGCTGACGTATGGTCTGGAAGATAATAAATATTGTGGTCAACTCTTCCTTCCTGATAATGGCAAAGATGGTGTTTGGTATGGTGGCTACAGTGGTTCTGATACTCATCTGGGATGGTATCGTTTAGCGCACTACACAACTGATGGTCACCTTAAGTTCCCCACGGATGCAGAAATGTGGGTGTCTTAGCCTATGGGTAGATTATCTAAGAATCTTCATGTTGCCTATGGTGGCAAGACATATACTATTCCTCTATATGACTCCCATGTTGGAATGACTGCTTATTGCTATATGATTGTAGATGGTGGGCAAGCCTATATCAATCTTGTGGCAGAGAATAGTGGTCTTGCTACTACCCCTTTGCATGTGAAGAAACCTAGTGGGTCTCAATTTAGGGTTACCGACAGGATCATCTGTAAGGTAACCGTGCAGGAAAAGCGGAACGATCAGTATCTAACAACTACGTTCAGAGGACAAACCTATAAGCATAATTGCACCTTTTACGCAATTGCGGGTGAATCCATTAATGTAAAGAGTTCCACTACGTATTATTGGGACCATACTGGAGATATTATTGTAAACAATTCTGATAAGAATACGCCTAATTTAACCTTTACAGTGTGGGGAGATACTACCATAACTGCTACTAATCCTTGGGATGATAGCTGTAGCGTGGATTCTTCTGGTTGTGGTGGTGAAGGGGGCTAATAATTATGAACACCTTAAAAGTAAAAACTATTTTTATCCGTTTAGGTACTGCCTGTAATATGTCTTGTAGACACTGCTCCCAGTTACCTGTAAGAGTCTCTTCGGTAAAAGCTGAAAGATGTAGTGAAGAACTCCTTGATGCACTCGTAAAATGGAGCAAACAAGATGACTATAAGAGAAACATTTGGTTCTGGGGTGGTGAACCTCTGCTCTATCTGGATACCATTAAGGATATTGTGTCTCGATTGGAAGCTAAGGGTGCTGACCTTAACTACACTACGACTACTAATGGTCTACTGTTGACTCAAGAAGTCGCTAATTATTTCAATGAGCATAACTTTAGGGTTGTCATGAGTTATGACGCTCCTAACCCTACTGCTGTTAGACAGATGGTTCCTTCTGAAGAAAACATCAATGCTTTTCTGGCCATTAAGAATCGTAATATCAATACTGTATTCAGCCCCGAAAATTGTGACCTTTGTGCAATGATTGATTGTATTAAGGAGAAGTTCCCTGATACTCATATCTCTATTGGCTTCATGCAAGTTATGGGGCCAATTCCTAAGGATACCTATACTTACAAAAAAGGTTCCATGCTTAAAGAAATGAGAAGGGCGGCTGAAAGACTGACTTCTGGTAATGACTATGATTATACATTGTTTGCATGGTTCAGACCCAGAGTGAAACGCTGGAGAGCATGGGGGCCTTTGACTCGCAAAAGCTGGCTTGAGGAACCCTTACCACCTTGTGGTTCTGGTTCTAATTCTGTAGCGTTTGACCTTAAGGGTAACTATTATCCTTGTCATAATGGGAATATTACACTTGGTACAGTAAAAGAACCTTTTGAAAAGTTGATGGAAAAAACCATGAAGTTTTGGGTATCTATGATACCTGAAGGTTGCCTTAAGTGTGAACACTTGGATATGTGTCGTAATCGTTGCCCAATGGCTATGCGTAAGGGAGACTGCTACGAACAGTGTAGTTTCATGAAGGAGTATTGGGCTGTGACTAAGCAGGTAGCTGATGAATATGGCCTGTTCGGAGAATCGGTATGGAAAAATAAGGAGGTAAATAATTAATCTATGAAAGTCTTTATTAGTCAACCCATGGCTACCAAAAACAAATATGAAATTACTCAAGAGCGTGAAGATGCCCTTGAGGATATTAAGCAGATGTTCCCCAGCACTACCCTTGAGGTAATTGAAAGCTACATTTCCAACGCTCCCTACCTTGATAAACCTGTCTGGTGTCTGGGAAAGTCTCTGCAACTTTTGAGTGACGCCCAGCTTGTTTATTTTTGCAAAGGCTGGGAAAAGGCTAGAGGGTGCAGGATTGAACATGCTGTGGCTGAAGCTTACAAGATTCCTCATGTGGAAGAATAAAATAAAGGAAGAGTGGTGAGAGACAAATTCATAATGAAGTAATCTTAAGTGTCCTTAATACACTCTTAGGCTTAATTATTGGTGGACTGACAGGGTATTGTTATGCATACTTTTCCGGCCTTATGGCTGTCAGAAAGGGTATGCAACTTATTCTGAGGATGAATCTGGAAGAGATGTATGTTCAATTTCTACACGTAGCACCTACGGCAGAAGAGAAGCATACATTCGAGGAAATCTATATGGTCTATGAAAAACTAGCTGATAATGGTGTTATGGATGCGAAACATAAAGAAGTATTATTTATGAAAGAACGAGAATGAAGACACCACAACGTATTATATTGAAAGTGTTGGATTCCCTAGGGAAAGTCAGAATGAATGGCTTCCCTAGGGGTTTTGTTATTTTATTGATGTTGAGTATTCTTTGTTCTATCTTTTTGTATCTTGGTGGATGGGGTTGGTCTTGGTATGTAAAGGGTATGCCCGACCTACCAGCTATGGCCTTGTTGATTGACACCATCACTAAGGTGCCTTTCATAGCTGCAATGGGCTTCCTAGCTAAGGCAAGTTATGACACGAACAAAGATGGAATCATGGATTATTTACAGGTGAAAGGAGACCAGAGTATTGAGAAAGGTCAATTTGTACGAACTGCAAGTGATGGCAAGCAAGGTGAAGCAAGAGATTTATGCCCAGGCAGAGGAGATGGGGAGAGACCCTAAGATTTATCTGCACTGGACAGCAGGCCGCTATGGTCGAAGATATGATGATTACCATATTAACATTGATGATGATGGTAGTATTTATGTCTCTACGGAAGACCTCGGAGAAGTCTTAAATCATACATGGAGAAGAAATACAGGCTCCATCGGCGTTGCTTTATGCTGTGCCTATGATGCTGATAATAATTCCTTGGGTGACTGGCCCCCTACCACAGCTCAGATTGAAGCAATGGCTGAAGTTATTGCTGTCTTGTGTGCTGCTTTAGATATTCCTATTACGAAGCAATATGTGTTGACGCATGGCGAAGCTGCTGACAATGAAGATGGTCTGGCTGTTCACCAGAGATATTCTTGGTGGCATGATGATTATGGTGATGGTGATACCAGAGGTGACCTGGAGTATCTGGGTACCGAAGAAAGTCCTGAGTACAATCCTTTGACTACTGATGGCTCTCGTGGTGGTGATGTTTTGCGGGGCAAAGCTATCTGGTATCAAAATCACATGGAGGTATGAATGTGTTTAAAAATTTCTATGAAAAGTACAAAGAGATTATTAAGCATGTTGTTCTTTTTGGTCTTCTTTTTGCTATTTACTTTGCGCTCGGCTTCGGCTTCGGCGCCTATCACACCAGACAAAAATTACGTGTTGACAGGGAGCGAGTTGCAAACCTTAAACAACAACTTGAACAAGCTCAAGAATATCAACGAGGAGCAACAAGAGAAATTAATGAAGCAGCAGGAGCAATTAAAGAAGCTCAACAAGGACTTAGCAGTCACAGAGCAACAATTGCAGAGTGCGAACGGAGCGCTGGAGAAAGCCAAAGGCAACTCGCAGAAAGCCGAAGACTCCTTGACGAGTGCCAATCAATCATTGACGCTGTTGCTGAACGAGGAAAAGAAAACTAGATTAAGAATCAAGCGACAAAGGAATATGTGGGAAGCCATTGGTGTTACTACTTTATTCCTCTTTATTTCCTATAAAAAGTGACTCTACAATACCTCTGAGATAGCCATATTTCGTTTCTCAGAGGTTTTTACTATTATTGAATGGAAGTGATAGCATGACTAATATTAACCTGCCACAGGAGATTATAGACGCCCTAGCTGAGGGTGAAGCACAAGCACTGCTGGAAGGACTGAAAGACCCTGAGCTGAGACAGAATCCAGCTTTTCTGGCAAAGGTGAGACAGTTCCTGAAAGATAATGACTTCTATACTACTACAGAAGTTCCTGGCATCAAGTATGTGGAGCAGGAAGCCAGCAAGATTCCTGACCTGATTGGAGAGGACTTTGATGCATGAACTGGTCTGAAGAAGATATTAAGAAGGCAAAGGAACACTTTTGGGCTTTCGTATATATTGTATGGAAGTCCATTGGTCTTCCTAAGCCCACAGCTATTCAGGTAGACATTGCACAATTCTTACAGAATCCACCCAGTGACCGTGTGATTATTCAGGGGTTCCGTGGAGTAGCTAAGAGCTTCCTGACCTGTGCCTATGCGGTATGGAGATTATGGTCTGATAGAGACCTGAAGGTTCTGATTATCTCTGCTTCCTCTGATAGAGCTGATGCCAACGCACGCTTCATTAAGAGTATCATCAACACTCTTCCTTTCCTTGAGGATATGAAGGCTAATAAGGGACAACTGGATACACAGAACCTCTTCTCTGTTGGTGGGGCAAAGGCTGACATTTCCCCCAGTGTGAAGTCTGTAGGTATTACAGGTCAGATTACGGGTACACGTGCTGACCTGCTTATCTCTGATGACGTTGAGGTTCCTAAGAACAGTGGGACACAGATGCAGAGGGATAAGCTGTCGGAAGCTGTAAAAGAGTATGATGCTATCCTGAAGCCAAATGGCCAAATCATTTATCTGGGTACCCCTCAGAATGAAGCCAGTCTGTATAACACGTTGCAACAGCGTGGATATGTGACCCGCATCTGGCCTGTAGAGTATCCGAATACAAGAGCAGAGAGGGAGTCTTATGGCAACGCTCTGGCTCCTTTTATTGCCAATAGGTATGACAAAGACCCTGATAAGTGGGCAGGGAAGCCAACAGACCCTGAACGTTTTGATGAAGTAGAAATTGCAAAACGTAAGTTGTCTTATGGCAGAGCTGGGTTTGCCCTTCAGTTCATGTTGAATACGAATCTCAGTGACTATGAGAAGTATCCTCTGAAGGTATCTGACTTAATTATTGATGCTCTCGACTATCATGAGACAAGTACAAAGTGGTCTTGGGCCAATGGTCTTCAGCAGGCGATTGGGGATATTCCTTGCGTGGCCATGAAGGGTGATATGTATTATGGCCCCCTCAGTAGGTCTGAAGATACAGAACCTTATACAGGGACTGTTATGGCAATTGACCCCAGTGGTAGAGGTAGTGACGAAAGTGCCTATGCGATTGTGAAGTATCTTAATGGTTACTTGTTCCTGATGGATATGGGTGGCTTTCAAGAAGGCTACTCTGACCTGACCTTGACCATGATGGCACAGAAAGCTAAGTTCTGGAATGTGAATGAAGTAGTGGTGGAAGCAAACTTTGGGGATGGTATGTTCACCAAAGTGATGACCCCTATCTTCAACAAGATTCACCCTGTGACTATTACTGAGGTGAAGAATACGAAGCAGAAGGAACTGAGAATCATTGATACCCTTGAGCCTGTGATGATGCGACATAGATTGATTGTGAATCGACAGGTGATTGAGGATGACTATAGAAGGTATGAAGAGAATCAGGCATATAGCTTGATTTATCAGATGACCAGACTGTGCAGGGATAAAAATGCTCTATCCCATGATGATAGATTGGATGCCCTGACTATGGCTGTATCCTATTGGCTTGAGGTCATGGATGCAGAAGATGATGCAAATAAAGAAGCATCTTGGGATATTGAAGACATATTAGAGTATGGAGTATTTGGAGAAGTAAGAAATAAGAATAAATGTTTAAAGAATATTAGAGCATTGAGGTCTTAGGTGGGACAGTGGCTTGTACACTGGCTCTACGACCCCCAAATGCTCTATTTTGAAGTATTTTGAAGTAGTAGTCTCTAGGTGGGACACGTATTGAAGAAGGGAGCCAAAAGTATATATAAGTATACCATTGCTGCGCTAAGTTTCCTCAAGGCTCCTTTTGAGGTCGCTTAGCGTGCATGGTGTGCCTTATGGCTCCTTTTGTTCACCTTCTTACTACTACTACTACTACTTCTATATTCCCTATAAAGGAATCATTGTATGGATATATTTGAAGATTATCAAGGAATAGAAGCTTTCTCAGTAAAACAGATAAGCTACATACTACAACTACCTCTGTCTACTACCTCTTTATACTGCAAAGAAGGAAAAATACCTTGTTTCAAAGTGGGCAGACACTATAGGGTATTGAAGAAAGACTTATTCCACTTTATCTCAGAACAAAAAGCAGATAAGCTCCTTTAAGCACCTGCTATTACTTTTATTCTAGTTATATAAAGGCTTTATAACTTATTATCAGTAACTCAAGTTATCCATTCTATAAATACACAAAGATATCAAAAGTGCACTATATCTAGCTTCTGCCACTTTGGTGTCTATTTTTTATATCTCGTTAATCTCATTAGTTGTGTCTTTAAGCACTCGTAAGCACTCAAAGAATAAAGGCAGAACCAATGATATTAGCGGCCTTTTTATCCATCTCAGGAACCCAATGGGCATAAAGGTCTAAGGTGGTCTTAATTGAAGAGTGTCCTAAGCGCTTTGAAACTTCTTTGACACTAATACCAGAGACCAATAGCTTTGTGGCATGATAGTGTCTGAAGCAATGAAAAGTGAAGCCTTGAGGTCTATTTGAGCATGTCCCAAAGAACACATCGACTCTGTGCATTACTGCTGCATACGAAAAGTTTCTCCAGAGTTCACCCCCAGTTGCTTTGATTACTTCTTCAAGTACCTTATGCTGCACAAAGATTCTGCGGTAACTTGAGGTTGTCTTCAGGTTTGCATTGCGGCTCCATGGGGTTGACTGCTTGTTGATGTCAATAACTCCACTGGTCATATCTATGTCTTCCTTTGAGACACCTAATAGTTCACCAAAGCGCATACCCGTGGATATAGCTAAGAGAAAGAGGGGATAAAGGTGCGCTCCTCTAGGATACTTCTTGTCCCATTCTTTTACTTCTTCCAACATCTTCTTCAGCTGCTCATCCGTAGGAATAAGAACTCGATTTACCTTTAGTTGTCCTACAGGACGCTTTTTAGTATCACTCATAGGAGATTCTTTGATATATTTTTTATGCAAGGCCCAGTTAAACAAAGCAGACAGTAATCTGCGATAAAGACGTAATGTACTGGCCTTTATACTTTTCTTTCTGTCATCTAAGATACCATCTATCATACCTGCTGTTATTTTATCGAGCTTATAAGGATTTAAGGGAGACCATGTGCTTCTGAGAACTTTCTTATAGTTGGATGAAGTACTTTGAGACACTGTGTCTTCTTTCTCATTTATAAATTCTTCTACTGCTTCTTTGAATAAGGGAGTAGGGGTCTCGGGTACAGTCATTCCTGCACTTAGTCGTAACTTAGCAGCCTTCTGCATCAATTCTGTCTTTGTCGCTGCTGTCACACTCTTACGTCTTTGTTTACCTGTCACATCTACACCAATACTTATGGTCATCTTATAGTGGCCATTTGGCAACACAGTAATACTTCCTTCTCCTTTTGGTCTACGATGTTTCATGTCTACCTCCAAAGCTGAAAATTTGAAAATAAATTTACGTCCATATATGTTCGGCAGCGGGCGCAAGTATCCCCCGTACCCCGGGCCGCTTTTGGGCTATCCCTCGGCCACTTGAAAGCCCCTAGGCTCTTTTGAAGAACATTGACTCCTTGTGTCCTTGTCGCTACCCTCCTTTCTTTTTTTTACTCTCTGAATTTTTTAAGGTACATCGTCTGGGTTACTCGATGTAACCTTGACTATGGCTATACTATAGCACTTTTGCCACCCCTTGTCAACTCTTTTGGTGCTTATAATGCACTTTTTTTTTTACGCAAATGTAATTAATTTGGTTACATATGCTACCTGGTCGACACCCTATGATGACACATGGTAGCCTAGAGGTGGGGAGGGGTACCAGGGAGTGACCAGAGGGTGGGGAGAGCTTTTGACTTTTTTTATGAAACACCCGGCACTGTGTAAACTTGTATGTTCTTATCTGTTTTTTTTTTATTTGCTATATAATGAAGGGAAATCACGCTCCGGCTAACCTTAAGGCGCCTTAAAGCCACATGGGGACTCACTCTGAGGAACTTTAAGAAAAAATTTAAAAAAGGTGTTGACAGTGCAGTACATCTGTGATATCATATGACCTGTAAGCAAAAGACAACGCAAAGGATTAAGTAATGACAGTCCTTACAAAAGGAGGCAGAAAAAAAATGAACATGAAAAAATACGAGGTGGCATACTGCACCTCCGCTGGTGCAACCTATATGGGCGTAGTACGGGGTTACGCTGACCCTCAGGGCCACTATGTACAGGGGCAGGCCGTTGTCATCTTTGGTCAGCATGGTGACGGCCGGAAGGCCACCTATATCACATGGCATAACCGCCCTATGTGCCGTGTACGGGGCATCCAGTGGCAAAGAGCCATGGCCACCATGAGACGCTATGGCGCCATCCGCAAGGAATCTGCGGGGGCATGGTGTTGGAGAACCTTGCCCTCCGAATGGGCCGTTAAAAAAGCGGGGGAAGCGTGGACTGAAGCGGAAGAGGAAAAAAGAGAGTTTATGGACGAGGAAGGAGAAGATTAAAGTGTACAAGCTATATGAGGTACACGACACTGTGACGCTATATATCGACGAGGTGCCTAGTGTCGCTGGGGCCACTAGGATGCTTGAGGGTCTGGGCAAGCGCTTTTCGGGGATGTGCTATATGCGCTTTCGCCTTAAAGGATGCGACCAGACATGGGAAGTCTACTATGACTTTGACACTCGTGTGTGGCACCTTGAGGAGGTGAAAGAAAAGTGAAAGGTGGCATTTTATATGTCCCTATGTCACGGGACAAGAAAACGGGGGCCATCGGCACCACCTATAGCAGTTACGCCCTTTGCCCTGCCCAGAACTGCCCGTGGCACGCAAAGTGCTACGGACGCCACTACCCTTGCGCCTTCCACGCAAATCGTGTGACGGCTGGTAAGGCGGGTATGCCATGGGAAATCTTGTCCTATCAAGTCAAGGTCAAGGGGGTTAACCCCTACATGGTGCGGGTCAACGTGACCGGGGACATGTGTCGCCCCGGAACGGATGACCTATGGGCCGACCTTGTGCAAGCCCACAGGGACGCCTTTAAGGACACCATGTACCTTTACACCTACACCCATGCCCGCTTGACCTCTGAAAATCTCCGGATTATGCGGGACATGGGAGAGCAGGGGTTTACTATAAACGCCAGCTGTGAAACCCATGCACAAGTAAAAAAGGCCCTCAAGGCGGGCGTCCCAGCTGTCCTTGCGGTCGTCGACCAACCTCAAGGCACCGTGGTACGTGATGGCGTTAAGTACACAACCTGTCCCGCCGCTGGCAAGCGGGGTATCACTTGTGCCACCTGTCGCATGTGTGTCGACTTTAAGCGGGACGCCGTGGTAGTCTTACCGTATCACGGGCGGGGGAAAAAGGATGTCCCACCGGATTTTTTAATGCCCTATGTGTAACGACAGTTCTTTACAAAAAGGAGGTACAAGTAATGCTGTTAGACATCGAGAGTAACGCCGCCGCCTTGTATGACGGTGGGTGGAGAAGTGATGATGGAGCAGAGCTGATGGACGCTTATCAGCTCACGCCGGAAGAAGTGGATGAAATCGTGGCACTACTGGCCACCTATGAAGAAAGGAGTGGAAAAGATGATGACTGAAATCGAGCTGTTAGACCTCGTAAGCGAGTGGGAGGACACTCTTAGGTACTACGTGGGCCTAGATGTCGGGGAAATCCTGTCTGTTGAGGTGTCCCCACATGCCCGCCAGTGGTTGGGAAGATGCCGTTACATCGAAACGGATTCGGGCAAGCTCTGCCACCTGCAATTCGCAAAAGCCCTCCTGTCACTCCCTAAGACTTATATTGTAAACACGGTGGTGCATGAGATGTGTCATGCTGTCAACGGGACTAGAGGACATGACCAGGCATGGAAAAGGGCTTGTCAAGATGTGATGGACTTTTATCCGGAACTCCATCTCGACATCTATGCCACAAGAGAGGAAGCAAAGGCCTTCCGCAAAGCCCTCCCCCCACATGTGGTATACAGGGCGACTTGTCAAGGATGTGGTCACGTATACACGGCATACAAGAAAACACGCTTTGTTAAGGCGTGCCTAGCGGGAGATACTCAACACTATCACTGTGCTTGTGGTTCCGACAAATTTGACATTGAGGTGGGACGGGAATGAGTCTTTTGGAAAAGGTATGGGCGTGTCTGTTTGCCCTTATGTACTGGATTATTGACCACCCCTTTGCGTGCGGCTGGGTCTGTGGGGTTGCTACGGTATTTGGTCTTTGTGACATCGACTAAGGAGGAATGAAAATGGAAAGAAAATTTAAGGGAATCAACAAGGTTTTAAGAGATATTAAGGCCGCCGGACGTACTGGCTTACAAGTCGAGGTATGGTACAGCCCTGAGCGCGATGAGGTGTGGGGGAAAGTCCTCACTCAAAACAGCTGGACTGCTTATGACATTGAAAATCCAAATTTACGTCTGGCTCCTTTGCAGACGCCACTATGAGCCGCAAGTTACTCAAAAAGATGCTTACGAACGCTATAACGAACCTCATGGCAGTCATTGGGGAGTAAAAGAAAGCCCCTACCTTTGGCAAGTAGGGGCGTATCTTAAATCTTATGAAAAGGTATCGTATAGAGTTTGTGTGACTCTTTGTCATACACCTTAAATACTCTGCTTCTCTTTGTGTCTTCTTCCTGTATTAAAGGCTGTTCTGACTCTAGTCTTTGAATTTGGATGTCTCTTAAATCTGTGAGAATAAATCCTTGTTCCTTTAATGCCTTACGTAGGAAGACAACAAGGTAAAACAGACAGTCATCAATGGTCACATCACTAGAGGGAAGAAGAGCGACAACAAAAGACCTTACGACTTTACTATAGTCTAGCCCCTTTCTATCACAAAGTTCTTTAAATTCAGTCAGCGTTCTGTCGTCAATGCGCATGGAGAAAACCTTATCTGCTCTCGAAGCTTTCGATTTTGCAGGAATAAAATTTTTATTCTGTGTATTTAAAGCTTCATCCATACAGTTTCGAAAAAACTTTGAAAGATTAATACCTTGTTCAGCCGCTTTCGCCTTCAAAGCTTCCCTGTAAGCTAGCGGTACACGAAAGTTAACATTTACATTTTTGTCTAAATCTTCAATTGACATCATAAACACCCCCTATGTATACATGTTAACACATATAGGTTTTTAATGCAAGTAATGACTGGTATACAGGTGGTACACGTTTAGGAGAAAGAAAAGAAAGGATGATTAAAAAAATGGAAAACCTCAAGACATCTTATGACCATCTCAAGTCCCTCTATGGTGACAAGTTTATGGAGGAGCTAGAAATTGAAGCAAAGGCAAAACAAGAAGCAGAGGACAAAATGCGAGTCACCCTTGAAAAGAACCTTGCGAATGGCCTTGCGGGTGAAGGAAAACTAGGTGAACGCTTTACGGGAAACGTCTGGGCTGACTGCAAGGAAAACGTTAAGGCCCTCGTAGCTCTCGTTAAGTCCCCTAGCAAGACAACACAAGGCGTCTGGCGGCAACCTCTGGAAGACCTCTTGCGCATTTATGTCAATGACGAAGAAGCATTGGTAGATATGTTGTCCCTCAACACGGTCATGATATTGTTGAATGAGCAGTTGCAAAAGATTGACAGCCCATTAAGTATAAGCGTTGCATCTTTAAAAATTGAAAGAGCTGTTAGAAATGAAGCAGACCTAGAATCCTTTTGCCAATATGAGGAAATGCAGGACAAAGCATGGGTACGTACAAGCATGCTTGATGGCATTTCTAAGCGGAGTGCTAATAGTTTCAAGCTAACGTATTTTCGGAATCGCGCAAATAAGGAGGGGTATCAAGGATTGTCCTGGACACAAACAGCAGGGGAAGCCCTGGGAGCCAAACTTATCGAAGCTGTAGTATATGGCTCTGGCTATTGGTATATTGCACCTGTGCAAGTTGATAAACGGAAGGTGCAATGCATCATGGCAACGGAGTGGCTTAAAAAGGCATGGGAAAGCAACACAAATAACCTTGTGTCTAATGCTGTCCAATACCTCCCTATGGTCATCCCTCCGGCGCATTGGACAACCCCTTATGATGGTGGCTATTATGGGGCCAGTCGCCTTCATACGTCCTTTATGCGTTCCAAAAGCTCATGGAGAGGTTCCCATATCAAACGCTATCTCGCTATGCTTCAACGGGTTGACTTAAGCAAGGTATATAATGCGTTGAACGCCATGCAGGACACCCCCTTTAAAATCAATTCCTTTATTCTGGGGGTCATGGAAGAACTCAAGGCACGAGGGGGAGACTTTGGAGGTGTACCTCGTCTCGAACCCCTTGAAAAACTGCCGGAACTGCCTGAAGGTACTCCCGAAGATGTCTTAAAGGAGCATAAAAAGAAGCTGGTAGCCTTGTATAAAGCGGATACTGCACGGCAGAGTAAGGCCTTGAAATTCTTAATGACGCTGGTGGTTGCTGAACGTTTCAAAGACCAGGACAAAATTTATTTCCCGTGGAACATAGATTATCGTGGTCGCTGTTACCCCATTCCTGCTGCTCTTTCCCCACAAGGAGACGATATTGGGAAATCACTTCTGTTGTTCGCCGAAGGGACACCCATCAAGGAAGATGACTGGAAGTGGATGGCAATCCATGGGGCAAACATTGCAGGGCATGATAAGGTACCCTTTGTAGAGCGTCAGCAGTGGGTAGTAGACCACACCGAAGATATTGTGAAAGCCGCAGAAGACCCATTGGGTTACACGTGGTGGTACGAAGAAAGCAAGAACGACTATCCAATGGAATTTCTGTCCTTTTGCAATGAGTGGCGTAACCTCCAGTTGTACAAACAAGAGCATGGATGCTACGAAGGATTTGTTTCTAATCTTCCTCTGGCTTTCGATGGAACGTGTTCGGGCCTTCAACACTTCAGTGCCTTGTTACGAGATGAAGTAGGGGGTCATGCGGTCAACCTCGTGCCATCTCCGAAGGTACAAGATATTTACTCAATCGTAGCAGAAAAAGTAAATCTTGTCTTGACAAAAGATGCAAAAAGTGGTAATGGAGATGATTATAAAAGAGATAAAAAGACAGGTGAAATTGTAAAGGATGCTCAAGGCAACCCAATGATGAAGTATGGTACACGTACTCTTGCGCAGAACTGGATGGTCTTCAATCGAGCAAAGTTCGGACAAGACGGCATTACCCGTAAGGTGTGCAAACGGAGTGTAATGACACTGGCATATGGTTCCAAACAATATGGCTTCAAAGAGAATATCCTTGAGGACATCCTTAAGCCTTATGTCATGGCTCATCCCGAGGACAATCCTTTTGTTTCCCCTAGTCAAGCCGCTGTCTACATGGCGAAACTTATCTGGGATGCAGTAGGAACCACAGTTGTGAAAGCTGTGGAAGGGATGAAGTGGCTTCAGGATGTGGCAAAGCTCATTTGTAAGAATGGTGAAGTAGTCACGTGGTTCACTCCTAATGGATTACCCGTGCAACAGAATTACATGAAAAATAAGACAGAAGTCATTAAGGTACGCTTTGGCGGCGCAAGAGTACGCCTGTACGCTACTCAAGCAACAGATGAAGTGGATAGCAGAGCGCAAGCCAATGGTATCAGCCCCAACTTCATCCACTCCATGGATGCTACCCACCTGCAAAGAGTTGTGGTAGCTGAGAAAACCAAAGGTAATAACAACTTCATGATGATTCATGATAGCTTTGGTACTGATGCGGCCCATGCTGGTCAATTATACAAAACTATTCGAACAGAGTTTGTCAAGTTGTACGCTGGACAAAATTATCTAGCAGACTTTTTCGATAATGTCAAGCATTTAATTGCAGATGATGAGTTGAAAAATATTCCAGAACTTCCTAATTTTGGTAAGCTGAATCTACAAGATGTTGTGTCTTCTGACTTCTGCTTTGCCTAGATGTAGGTGGGACACGTAGGGGAGAAAAGGGAAAAAGTTAGTATAAAGGTCAACCTCTACTACTTCTTCCTTTTTCTTCTCTTTTATTATCCTTAGGTTAACCTATAAGTAATGTAAAGTTAACATTAAAGCTCCCCATAGGTGGGACACGTAGTGGAGAAGAATCTTTATGCTGAAGGAGTAGATGAAAATGACAGAAGTAGTAAAAAGAAAACCTAGGGCAACCTCTAGGAAACCTAGTGCAGTTAAGGTAAAAGTAAAATTGTTGTCTCCAAAGGCTGAAATTCCAGCTTATAAAACAGAAGGGGCAGCTTGCTTTGATATTAAGACACTTGATGACATTTGTCTTAATACATTAAATGCATACCCAAAGGCAACCATGGTATCTACTGGTCTGGCTTTTGAGATTCCCAAAGGCTACCATATGAAAGTATTTTTGCGTAGTTCTATTGGTCTTAATACAAAATTGCGTCTGGCCAATCAAGCAGGAATCATTGATAGTGATTACAGAGGGGAGTTGAAGTTGCTCGTTGAGAATGTGTCTCGTTATCCTATTCAAATCCCTGCTGGAACAAGAATTGCCCAAGGGATGCTTGAAAAGAATGTAACTGTAAATTTCGAAGTTACAGATGAATTGAGTGAAACTGAAAGAGCCTGTGGGGGCTTTGGTAGTACGGGGGTGAACTAGATGAAATTTAAAGTTGGTGAATTTGTATACATTAATGATAAAGATGATGATCACTATAAATGTATCGCTATCATTAGAGAGGTTGTGGGTGATGGGGATGCTTACTATGTGGATATTCCTGGCTTATGCTCGCATGTCTATTACCCTGCCAAGAGTCTAGGGAAAGGTTTTGAGGGAGAACAGAAGCAGCATTCATTCAAAGTAGGAGAGTATGTACGTATTATTGATGGTCGTGAATCCTATTATGACTTAGTAGGCGTCATTCAAGAAATCGATTACAAGGAAGATGTCTATTATGTTGATATTAGAGGTGTTGACTATCACCTTCCTTACCACCCAGAAGCCCTAGCTCTCTATGTCCCTACAAATGGGAAAAGCAAAGAGGTTGTGTCTCCTCATTATGATGGGTCTATCCAGCCCATTGAGCTGATGCAGGCCCAGATGTCTAAAGAAGAGTTTATCGGCTTCCTCAAAGGCAACATCATTAAATATGCATCTCGCTTAGGAAAGAAGGATGCACCCCAGAAGGAAGCAAAGAAGATTGTACAGTATGCCCAATGGCTGCTGGAAGTGACTGAAGGTAAGACAATTAACCCACATGAATAATAATGCATATTTAATGCATAAAACCTAGGTGGGACACGTAGTGGAGAAAGAAAACAAATTCTAGGAGGACTATACAATGGCTAAAAATGTATATACCAAAGGCGTCACCCCGATTGGTGAAGCCTATTTCGCTCATCTGGTTGCACCTGAAAATTATATGGGAGCTTCCACTAATAAATTCACTGTGCTGCTGAAGCTGGCACCACAGGATACTAAAGACCTGCTGAAGAAGATTGATGCAGAATGGAGTAAGTATGCTGAATCTGAAGAAGGACGGAAACATAAGTATAAGTATGACTATGTGAATGGTCTGAAAGAATACAATGGTGAAGAATTCTTCAAGTTCAAAATGACCCATGTCATTAACACCTCTCGTGGCCCATGGGAACGCACTGTCCCTATCTTTGACTCCGCTTGCAAAGCAATGCACGAAGAAAATGAAATTGGGAATGGTTCCAAAATTAAAGTTGCTTATGAGCTGGTACCGTTCTATATCACTGATAAGAACTATGGGGTAACTTTGAGATTGACCGGGGTTCAGGTGCTGTCCCTGGAACATGGGGGTCATGATGCTGACAGCTTTGGCTTCCATGAAGAAGAAGGCTTTAAGCAGGAAGATGAAGATATGCTTCCTCTGGCTGAAATGCCTGAAAGTGGTGGAGACTTCTGAGAAGACGAAGCTACCTGAGTGGGGGTAACTGGAGTTACAGACCCTCTAATGGTCATCGTTCTGGACTTGAGGACAAGATTGCTTCGCAGATAAAAGCATATGAAGACGAAGAGGTCTACGAGAAAGCATACCTTGTCTATGAGATTCCAGCCAGCGACCATAAGTACACCCCAGATTTCATTTTGAAAAATGGAATCATCATTGAAGCTAAGGGTCTCTTTGAGACTCAAGACAGGCAGAAGCATCTTCTGATTAAAAAGCAGTATCCCCACCTTGACATTCGCTTTGTCTTCCAGAACCCTAAGAATACTTTATATAAAGGGTCTAAGACAACGTATGCTGATTGGTGTGAGAAGTATGGATTCAAATGGGCGACCAAATTGATTCCCGCTTCGTGGTTCAAAGAGCGAAAGAAAAGCCTTGTTGGTCTCCACAAAAAGGAGACACAAAGTGGAAAAAGATAATAGTTGGAATTATAAAGGTTGCACGTACCTGAAACGTGAGGAAACGAAAGGCATCCATCTGGATTTTTCTCCAATAGATATGGATGCCTATGATTATGGTCGACAGCAGGTTGGTAAAGGATGGCTGAATACAGGCTATCACTACATTATCCATCCTGATGGCACCATTGAAAAAGGTATCCCTGAAGACCAATATGGTGACTCCAGCATTCTGCACTTTAATGACTGTATTTGTATTTTGGTCATGGGTGTAGGCCCTGAAGATGAATCCCATTGGAAGAAGCTGGTATGGCCCGTGATGAAAGAAAAACTGAATATTGATTTGCCTTTGATTGAGGTGTGAAGTGAATGTCAGAGACCGTAAAAGCACACTTGCCTTGTCCTGATTGCGAGAGTAGTGATGCATTAACTTTATATACAGACCACACATACTGTTTCTCTTGCGGGAAATGGAAGTGGTTGGAGAGAGAGGAAGGAAGGATGTCCAGATTACAAATTATCCCTAAGGATGAAATGGAAATCATAGCGTTGAGAGCTAGAGGAATAACCTCTGAAACGTGCCGTAAGTATGGCTATTATGTTACGAAGGATGACCACGGTCAACCGATGCAGGTAGCAAACTACGTCATGGACGGACAGGTTATTTTCCAAAAGACTCGAGATAAAGATAAGCATTTTAAACTTAGGGGGAAACAACAACCTGTCTTCTGGGGTCAACACCTATTCTCTGGTGGCAGAAAGTTAATCATCACAGAGGGTGAGATAGATTGTCTCACTGTTTCACAAGTTCAGGGCAATAAGTACCCTGTGGTCTCTGTTCCCTCTGGATGCAAATCAGCAAGGGAAACTATCAAGGCACAGATGGACTGGTTGATGAATTTCGAGGAAGTAATCTTGATGCTTGATATGGATAAGCCGGGGCGAGCCGCTGTAAAGAAAGCTGCTGGTATCCTGCCACCTCATAAGCTGAAGATTGCTACCCTACCTATGAAAGACCCTAATGAGTGTCTCTTAGCAGGGAAGGCTGACGAAATCATCAAAGCTATCTGGAACGCTGTGGAGTATAGGCCGGATGGCATCCTTAATGCGAAAGACCTGAAGTCTGAATTCTTTAAAGAAGAAGATAAGGGTACATCTTATGCCTTCCCCTGGGATGACCAGTTGACCCAGATGACACAAGGAATGCGTAAGGGAGAAATGCTTTTACTGACAGCAGGCACGGGGATTGGTAAATCAACCATGGCCCGTGAGATTGCCTACAAGCTGAAGGTTAAGGATAACCTGAAGGTTGGCATGGTGATGCTGGAAGAGAATAAGAATAAAACATTAAGAGATTTATTATCTATCGCTGTCCAAAAGCCCCTGCATCTGATTTGGAATTCAGTTGACAAGGAAGCCCTAGCCAAGATTTATGACGAATTGTATGGAGATGGAAAGTTCTGTCTCTATGACCACTTTGGTTCCATCGAGGGAGACAATCTTCTTGAAAAGATTAGATACCTTATCGTGGGTGAAGGGTGTGATTTTGTCATTTTTGACCATGTGTCTATTGCTGTCTCTGGGCTGGATGAAGCATCCATGAATGAGAGAAAGGCAATTGATGTCTTAATGACACAGCTACGCTCCCTGATTGAAGAGACAGGGGCGGGGATTGTTGTGGTCTCCCACCTCAGAAAGGTCGATACAAAAGCTGTACCCTTTGAACAAGGGGGTACGATTGCACTGGATGACCTTCGTGGCTCTGGGAGCCTGAAGCAGATTCCAGATACAATTTTGGCGCTTGAACGCAACCAGCAGGCAGAGAAGGAAGACCAAAAGAACCTCCTGAAGCTGCGTGTCTTGAAGTGTAGGTTCACTGGTAATACAGGTCTTGCTGGTTATGTTCGGTTTAACAAAAGTAAAAATATCTTAGAGGATGTAGACCCTCTGGAAATCAAAGAAGAAAAGAGTGATGATGAATGTCCCTTTTAGAAGACGTTAAAATTCCTGTGGTTTCCCACGGGATTACCTTTAATGAAATTCCTGGCAAGGTAGCTCTGTATTTTGAGATTGGTCAATGTAAAGCAGGATGTAAAGGTTGCCATAGTGAACACCTATGGAAAGATTGTCACCAAGAAACTTCCATTCAGACGATGCTGGATATGGTGAAAGATGCCAAGGCTGAAGGTGCTGATGCTGTAGTCTTGATGGGAGGTACCACCAATGGTATTCCCATGGATGACCTGCTGTTGACCATTAACTACCTTGCGACTCTGCTGCCTGTTGGCCTTTACAGTGGGAGCAACTCCATTCGTCAAGCTCTGGAACTTGTCAATATGAGTTTCCTGAAGTGGCTGAAAATCGGCAGCTACCAAAAAGAAAAGGGTGGTCTGGATTCTCCTACAACGAACCAGATGTTCTTTGAAATCCAGGATGATGGGTCTATTCTCGATAAGACAGAGGAATTTAGAAAATGAAAGAATTATATAAGATGCAACTAAGAGATAGAGAAGACTTCGTGCGAGATTATATGAAGGCATCCAATGCCGCATCTGGCTCTGAAGTTGACTCCAATTCTAATATCACTCATAAAACAGTTGCCACGATGGAAGCAGAATTGTATAAACCATATACCATTCAGCTGAATCGGAAACTGGTGGGTGAGAAGTTAGAAGAGATGTTTGCAATTGAGAATATTGCAGATTACTACATCAATGATATTAAAGACCATTTCATCTATGTCCATGATGAAACTTCTCTGAAGCCCTACTGTGCATCTATTACCTTGTACCCTTTCTTGCTGGAAGGGACGAAGTGCATGGGGGGTGTGTCTAAGGCTCCTCAAAACTTGCAGAGTTTCTGTGGTAGCTTTGTCAATTTGATTTATCAGGTGGCCAGTAATTTCGCTGGGGCAGTCGCTACGGTGGAATTTCTGCACTACTTTGATTACTTTGCACGGAAGCAATATGGTAAAGATTATCTGAAGACTCACACGAAAGAGATTCAGCAGGAACTTCAGGGAGTGGTCTACGGACTGAATCAACCTGCTTCTGCAAGAGGAGACCAGAGTGTATTTTGGAACCTGTCTGTTTTGGATAGACCTTATCTGAAAGAACTCTTTGGTGCTTTCTATTATCCGGATGGGACTCAGCCAGACTTTGAATCTGTGATGAACCTTCAGAAGTTCTTCATGGAATGGTTCCGAAAGGAACGTACAAAAGAACTCTTGACTTACCCCATCTTGACTGCAAGTCTCCTGACGACTCCTGAAGGTTTCGCAGATGAAGACTTCAAGGAATTTTGTGCAGAGCAAATGAGCAAAGGACATTCTTTCTTTGTTTACATGTCTGACTCTGTGGACAGTCTGGCTTCTTGCTGTCGCTTGCGGAACGAACTGGCTGAGAATACCTTCTCCTACAGTCTGGGCGCAGGTGGTGTGGTCACGGGTTCTGCTCAGGTCATCACCCTCAACATGAATCGGTGGGTGCAGTCTATCGTAGCTATCTATGGCAAGAATGAAGAGCAGCTTGAGCGCAATCTCAGAAGTGAGCTTCATTATATCCATCGATATCTGCTGGCTTCTAAGGAAGTCTATAAGGATTACATCAAGGCTGGGATGCTGCCCGCTTATACGGCTGGCTTTATGGACATCGACAAGCAATTCCTGACTGTGGGTGTTAATGGTGTAGCAGAAGCCGCAGAGTTTCTGGGGTACACCGTAGGCAACAACAAGGAATACAAAGAATGGCTGGCTAAGATTCTGGGTATCTTTAAGGCTGAAAACAAAGCTGCCTTTAAGTTATATGGTTGTCGCTTTAACACGGAATTTGTTCCGGCTGAAAATCTGGGTGTAAAAAATGCCAAATGGGATAAGGAAGATGGCTACGAGGTGAATCGTGATTGCTACAACTCCTACTTCTATCTAGTGGAAGACCCAAACACGAATATCCTGGATAAATTCAAACTATATTCCCATGACATTTGTGACAATCTGGATGGTGGTTCTGCTCTGCATCTGAACTTGCAACAACTGCCGAATAAGGAACAAGCAAAGAAACTCTTTGATATTGCCCGTGTAAATGGTACGCCTTATTGGACTATCAATGTCCTGTGTACCATCTGCAATGACTGTGGGACGATTGACCCTGTGACCAGAACTACCTGCAAACATTGCGGTTCTAAGAATCTGGACTATGGTACTCGTGTCATCGGCTATCTGAAACGCATCACAAACTTCAGTGAAGCAAGACAGAAAGAAGCCTTCAAGCGCTTCTATAGTTAAGTGGGACACGTAGTGGAGAAAAATAAATAAAGAGAAAGGATGAGGACAAATGCTGTTGTTTGATATTGAAACAAATGGATTACTCAAGGATGTGAAGATTGTCTTCTGTATGTCAATTTATGATACGAAGACACAAGCAATGCACAGGTATGACCCAGACCATGTAGTAGAAGGGGTCAAACTCCTTCAGGGTGCAATTGATTCTGGTGAAGAAATCTGTGGGCATAATATTATAGCTTATGATATTCCAGCCCTTGAGAAAGTCTATCCAAACTTGTTTCATGTTGATTATGACAAGCATAGTCAGGTGGTTGACACCCTTGTCCTCGCCCGTCTCATTTATTCTAACATTGATACAATCGACCTAGGTTACATGAAGTCTGGAAGATTACCCCGGTCACTCTATAAATCTCATAAGTTAATGGCATGGGGTTATCGCTTAGGTATTCTAAAAGGGACTTATGGAGAACAGGAAGATGCATGGCTTGCCTATAATCCAGAGATGCTCGACTATAATGAACAGGATGTATGGGTGACAAAAGCTCTATATGAGAAGCTGTCATCCCAGCCCTATTCTAAGACAGCCATTGAGCTGGAACATCAGGTAGCGTGGCTCATGGCCAAACAGGAACGCAATGGTTTCAAGTTTGACTATGATGGCGCCCAGAAGTTAGCCGAAGAGCTGGAAGAAAAGCAAGCTGTGATTCAGACCACACTGTTACAAAGGATTCCTGAACTTCCCGATAAGATTTTTATTCCTAAGCGAGACAACAAGCGGTTGGGATATAAGGCCGGAGTACCTATCCAGAAATATAAGACGTTCAATCCCAATTCCCGACAGCAGATTGAATATGTCTTCAGGACAATGTATAAGTATAACCCTGACAATCTTGATTTGTACGACATTCCTGATATGCCTGAACATCCTGATGTCAAGAAATATCGCTTGAAGATGGATGATGAAACATTGAATTTCATTAAGGCTGACCCTAGTTGTCCCGAGGAACTGAAGAGTATTGCTGGTCTTATCCAAGAGTCTCTGATGCTGAAGAAGCGTCTGGGACAAATTAAAGATGGGAGTAATGCATGGCTGGATGCTTATGACCCAGATGATGGGTGTATCCATGGTAGGGTTGTCCCTAATGGAGCTGTGTCTGGAAGAGCAACTCACAGCAGTCCCAATGTGGCTCAGGTTCCACACGTAGGCAGTCCTTATGGTGCTGAATGTCGCCGCTTGTGGAACTCTGGAGACTGGTGGCAAGCTGGTATTGATGCCTGTGGACTGGAACTAAGATGCCTTGCACACTTTATGGCACCTTATGACAATGGCAAGTATGCCCATACGATTCTGAATGGTGACATTCATACGATGAATCAGCAGGCCGCTGGGTTGCCCGAAAGAAATCAGGCGAAGACATTTATCTATGCTTTTTTATACGGTGCTGGTGATGCTAAGATTGGCAAGATTATCGGAGGAGATGCAAGGGATGGTAAAAGAATCAAAAGAAAATTTCTGCAAGCTACTCCTGCAATCAAGAGTCTGAGAGATGCAGTACAAAACGCAATTGTGCAGACTGACAGAGGAAGGGTAGTGCATTGGAAGAGACATTACCTTAGGGGTCTTGATGGACGACTACTTCATGTAAGGAGTCCTCACTCTGCCCTGAATCTCTTGCTTCAATCTGCTGGTGCATTGGTCTGCAAGAAATGGATTGTTCGAACTGAAGAGCGCCTTCTTGCTCGTGGTCTGAAACATGGGTGGGATGGCGACTTTGTATATATGGCATGGATTCACGATGAAATCCAAGTGGCCTGTAAGACAAAAGAGATTGCTAAGATTGTATGTGAGGAAGCACAGGCAGCTATGAGAGATGCTCAGGCTTTCTTTCATTTCAGAGTTCAACTGGATACTGAAGGAATCATTGGTAGAAATTGGTGTGACTGTCACTAAAAAGGAGTGGATGTAATGATTAAGCGACATGTGAAGTGTCCTCGATGCGGCAAACCTCTGTTACATGTTTATTCCCCTGCTATTATGGGGGTTATGTGTACTTGTGGTTATTATATTGACTTGAAGAAAAGAAAGGAAGATAAAGACAAATGCCAACTGCATATTTAATTTCAATGACGCAAGACCCTATGAGTGTCTTAAAGACAGCCGCAGGGATGTGCTATCAGAAGAAAGCAACCGACAAAGTCATTCAGCATATCATTGAAGCAGGTCACTTGTCTGTATTGGAACATTGCTATGCTACCTTTAAAGTGACTTGCAGTGTGGCTGTCTTACTTCAATTGACCCGTCATCGTCACCTTTCTTTCACGTGTCAGTCTACTCGTGGGAGTCGTTTGACTAGTTATTATGAGACAGGTGTCCATGATGTCGATTGTGCTGTGGCTGAACAGATGGACTTTTATAAGGATGCTTGTGATGACCCTGATATTCCTCTGGAAGATGCTGCTTATCAACTTCCCAAAGGTGCTGAATACAAGCTGCTGGTGACTGGGAACTTCAGGGCATGGTTTGAATATCTGCCGAAGCGTTTGTGTAAGCGGGCAAGTAAAGAACATAGAGAACTGGCTCAACTAATTGCAGACCAACTGTATCTGGCTTGTCCTGAAGTCTTTAAAAACGTCAAGCCGAATTGTGTCAACTGTAAAGAAAGAGGGTGCAACTTTGCTTGATGGCAGTGAATATGGAATGAAGGTCAATCCAGATGGAAACCATGTGAAAATCATCCTGGATAAGCTCAAGGCTAACCAAGGGTACTGCCCTTGTATGCCTATGAAGACACAGGATACCATTTGTCCCTGCAAATACATGCGGAAATTCAAAGCATGTCGCTGTGGTCTTTACGTGCAGGAAGAGGTGACAGAATGATTAAAGTTCTGCTGGATGGAGATATGTTTGTCTTCCGTGCCTGTTCTTCCTGTGAACGCGAGACTGACTGGGGTAATAATATCTGGACGCTTCATGTTGACCTCGAGGAAGCCAAGAATAGATTCCTGGATATTGTTGAGGATGCCATTGCGAGAGCATTTGATAAGATGAAGTATTCTGGTGGCTATAATGTTATCTTGTGCTTCTCTTCCCCTGAAAACTTCCGGAAGAAGATTCTTCCCACCTATAAAGCAAATAGAGCAGGCCGTAGAAAACCTGTCGCCTATAAAGCTGTGGTGGATTGGGTGAAGAAGAATTTCAAGACAAAAGAGATTGAGGGTCTTGAAGCAGATGATTGTCTGGGTATCCTTGCTACTAAGGATGACTCCAACTGCATTGTCATTAGTGGTGATAAGGACATGAAAACAATTCCTTGTCTTCACTTTGATTTTCTGAGGGATAAGTTTTTTGAGACTACTCCAGAGCAAAGCCAGTATTATTTCTTCATGCAGACCCTGATGGGGGATGTGACTGATGGCTACTCTGGCTGTCCCAAGATTGGTGCAGTGACAGCAAAGAAGCTGTTGGATAAAGATTGCTCATGGAACACCGTGGTGAAAGCCTTTGAGAGCAAGGGACTGTCTGAAGAGGTTGCCTTACAGCAAGCTCGAGTAGCCAAGATTCTTCTGGCATCTGATTTTGATTATGCGAAAAAGAAGGTAATCTTATGGAAGCCATGATGGAAACATTATCTCCTGATGTATATACAAGCATCCGCAAGGCTCTGTTAGAACAGAAGCGAGATTCTAAGAATCCCTTCATGCACGCCTTTGGTGATATTGACGCTGCCATGGAGAATATTCAGAACTTCTGGCGCAAGGGACAAGCTGTCCTATTCTATGATGATGCAGACAAGAAGCATCTGGTAGGTCTTTTGATTTTCGATGTGGTGCAGTATTGGTGGTCTTATGATTTCTTCTTGAGTGAAGTCTTAGTATTGAACACAGACAAGAAATTTCATGGTTTCGGGCGTATCGCAATCAAGAAGCTGGAAGAGCTAGCTGACACATATAAATGTGTAGGCATCTGCTCCGGTTGCATCCTCGAGAAAAATGCACCTCTGGTATCCAATATGTATAAGAAAGCTGGCTTCCAGATTGCAACTTCCAATTTTGTAAAGGATATGAGACATGAAGTATGAAGATGAAAAAGTTCCCTATGTCTCCTTAGAACTCTGCAAGTACCTGAGGGAGATTTACAGCCTTCCTTCAGTCTTGAAAGGTTCTAAACGAGACAAGGATTCTTCCTACTTTGTTGGCTACTTGAATGGTATCAATGATGTAATCGAGAGACTAGAAGCTCTCCAGGTACAACAGGAGGAAGATAATGGGATTTATCGGTAACTTTTTGAAAACAGTTTTTAATCCTAAAATCCCCACAGCTGCTTCCCAACAGGTTCAGACAACTGGCAGAGACATTCTGGCCAGTACGGAAGATGAAGAACCGGAAGCACCTGTGATGGGTAGTGATAAAAAGAATAAACGCAGAGGGATTGAGTCTCTTATGGTACCCTCTGAAAATTTATATAAAGGGAATGGTGGTAATTAATGAGTGGGCTGAGTCATGCAGTGAAGAAAATATTTAACCCTGTCAAGAAGATTCTGGGTGGTGGTGGCAGCAGTACAGTTGTCGTCCAACAGGAACCCGCTGCTGCTGAAGCTGCCCCTGCTGCCGCTGCTGAAGCACCAGAATCCAGCATGAATGACACTGCTTACAATGCGGCAAAGAAACGCAAGAAGGGGAAGGGTTCCCTATACGTTTCTCTGACCAACAGTGATAGTTCCGGCGGTGGAACTGGTATTAACGTATGAGTAGCTTAAAGGTATTTGACCATAATGCTTCCACAGCAAAGAATCGCTATAACAAGATGGAAAGCATTCGTAATACATATACCACACGTGCTGAAGAGTGCGCCCAGTATACGATTCCTATGGCCTTCCCCAAGGCAAGTGACACATACACAAAGAACTATGAGACACCTTATCAGTCCATGGGTGCCAGAGGTGTGAACAATCTGACCAGTAAACTGATGCTGGCCTTGTTTCCACCCAATGCACCTTTCTTCAGGCTGACCTTAGGGGATGAAGTGCAACAGGCACTGGGTGATGACCCTGAAACGAAACAACAATGGGAAGAAGCCCTGAGCAATATTGAGCGCAAGATGCAATCCTATATGGAAGACCATCAGATTCGTACCACTATGTACGAAGCCTTTATGCAGCTCATCATCGCAGGCAATGTCCTTCTGTTCCTCCCTCCTGCTGAAGGTGGGGTACGCTTGTATCGCCTGAACTCCTATGTGGTGTCTAGGGATGGTATTGGAAATGTGCTGGAAATTGTTGCCAAAGAGAATGTTGCTTTTGGGGCGCTTCCTCAAGAAGCACAAAGCTGCATTGAAGGTGAACAAATAGACCCTGATAAAAATTATGAGGTCTATACACATACGTACCTTGAAGGAGATGTCTTTAAATCCTATCAGGAGATTGAAGGTAAAATCATTCAAGGTAGTGAACAAGAGTATCCGAAAGACAAAAGCCCATGGATTCCTTTGCGTCTCAAAAAGATGGATGGGGAATCTTATGGTCGTTCCTTTGTCGAAGATTATATTGGTGATTTGAAGGTACTGGAAGCCTTGTCTAAGTCTGTGGCTCAGGTGGCAGCTATTGCTTCCAACATCATTTATTTGGTCAACCCCAATGCAGTCACAAGAATTTCTGAATTATCTAAAGCTTCTTCTGGTGACTTCATTAAGGGGAGACTAGAAGATGTACAGGTGCTTCAAATCAATAAGACCAGTGACCTGCAAATCACTACAGCTGAAAAACAGGAAATTGAGTCTCGTTTAAGCTATGCTTTCCTGCTGAACTCTGCTGTCCAGCGTAATGCTGAAAGAGTGACGGCAGAAGAAATTCGATATGTCGCTAATGAACTGGAAGATACTGTAGGTAGCATCTATTCCATTCTGGCACAAGAACTTCAGTTGCCTTTGGTGCGCCGCATCATGGTGCAGATGACCCGTGAAGGACAATTACCGGATATGCCTGAGGGTAGCAAGGGTGTAGAACCTATGATTATCACGGGTATCGAAGCACTGGGGCGTGGTCATGACCTGAACAATCTGGATACCTTTATTCGCTATGCACAGGTGTTCCCTGAAGCATTCCAGGCGAATGTGAGACAGGCAGAAATTCTGAGACAGATTGCTACGGCTCTGGGCATTGAAGCGAATACTGTAGTCAAGAGTGACCAAGAAATTCAGCAGGAACAGCAACAAGCTATGCAGGCACAGATGGCACAACAGGTAGCCCCTGAAGTAGCCAGAGGGGCCATGCAAGGTTAAAGAAAGGAGAGTGACAAATGGAAAATGAAGAAGTAAATTCGCAAGAGCAGGAACAGCAGGTGCAAGACACTCATAATATTGAAGTGACGCCTACAGTGAGTGGGGGCAATATTGCAACTGTATCTCATCCTGACCCTACGGCTCCTGAAGAACAATCTCAGGAACAGCCGCAGAGCAACCCTCAGGAACAACAGCAGGTACAGACTCAGGAAAATATCCAGGATGAAGTAGCTAACCAGTTGCAGACTGAAGAAGACCTGAAGAATGATTTGGTGTCCAGAGGTGTTGACTGGGATACGCTGGACAAAGAGGTAGAGGAAAATGGTACTCTGTCTCAGGAGAGTCTGAACGCTCTGGAAAAAGCGGGTTATCCTAAATCTGTCGTAGAAGCATACCTGAATGGTGTGCAAGCACTAGCAGATAAGTTTGTGTCCCAAGTAAAAACCTTTGCGGGTGGTGAAGAAGAATTTGCTCGTATGCAACAATTCCTGTCTACCAGACCTGCTTCTGAAGTAAAGGCTTTCAACAGTCTGATTGAACGGGGTGATTTGGGCCAGATTCAACTGGCTATGCAGGGTATCAAAGCCCAGATGACCCAGAAGTTCGGTACTGCCAATCCTACCGTAATGGCGAATGGCAATGTAGCAGGAACCCCCAGTGGTTACACCAGTACCCGAGAAATGGTCAAAGATATGAATGACCCCAGGTATCAGGTAGACCCTGCTTTTACTCGTGAAGTCTATAACAAAATCAAAAATTCTACGATTTTCTAAAAGGAGAAAAATAACTTATGCCTAATGTAACTATCGCTAACCCTATGGCCAACAATGGTGTTGCTACTACTGATGCTGACAAGCTCGCACTGGCGCTGAAGGTCTTTTCTGGCGAAACCCTGACCGCCTTTGAACGAACCAGCGTGACCAATGGTCGTGTACTGGAACGAAATATTGAACATGGCAAGTCTGCCCAGTTCCCTGTATTCGGTCGTACCACTGCTCATTATCTGAAGGCTGGTCAGTCTCTGGATGACCTGCGTACCAATATCAATCAGTCCGAACGCACGATTGTGCTGGACGGCCTGCTGACCGCTGATACGCTGATTTTTGACCTGGACGAATTCATTGCTCATTATGATTTCCGTAGTCCGTATGCGGCAGAACTGGGCAATGCTCTGGCTATTTCCCATGATGCTTCCGTCATTGCTGAAATTGCTAAGGAAGCCCTGAACACTACTGAAAATGTAACTGGTAATGGTCTGGGCGGTCTGATTCAGACTACGCTGGATGCTGGTACTGTGGGTATCAATAAGGCAACGGGTCTGGCTATTTATGACATCCTGCTGCAAGCAAAGGCTAAGATGTCTAAGAACTATGTGCCGACTGCTGACCGTTATGCCTATGTTGACCCTGAATATCATGCTGCTCTGGCTT